TGATCAGCAATATGACTGCTCATATTTCGAGGTAGATCAAAACTTGCTCTAATCATTAATCAGGCCGGTTCACTCCGGCCTACATTCCTATCAGGAGATTCGACAATGCAAAACTCTACAGATAACTCAAACCGCACCAAGTTCGATTTTCTAGCCGATAGTGGCATGGCACATAGCACCATTAGAAACCTACGCTCAGGCCGATTCGGTAGCTTTGCAGCAAGCATCGGTGATGCTGCTAGCGCTGCAGACAATCAGAACTTTGAACGCCTTATGAAAGCGTTTCCGGAACTATTTTGGGCAGCTTCAGAACTGTAATCCTCAATTCCTACCAAGAGATTAGACAATGTATCCAGCTATTAAACAAACTACCGATAAAATTGCTCAACAAGCTTTCCTTGTTTGGCAACAAGGTGGTGACCATAACGCAGTCATCATTAAACTATGCAAAGAATCTAACGTGACTGACTGGTTGTCAACCGTTCAAAATTCTCTTAACCTACTAATCAAATCAAACTAAACCGCAGTTCCATTACATGGAGATTAGACAAATGAATATCTACCAAGAAATCACCGATTCAATCATTGCAGAACTGGAAAAGGGTGCAGCCCCTTGGGTAAAGCCCTGGAATGCACCAATGGGCGCTGATAAGAACATTGTCAGTCAGAAACCTTATCGCGGTATCAATAGACTGATTCTCGCTATGTCCGGCCTGCGTTATGACGTACCAGTTTGGGGAACCTATAAGCAATGGGCCGACAAGGGTGCGCAGGTCAAAAAGGGTGAAAAGGGTACAAAGATTGTTTTCTGGTCACAGGCTAAATCAACGAATCCAGAGGGCGAAGAAAAGGCCTACGCATTCGCAAAAGCTTATTTTGTGTTTAATGTTTCGCAAGTAGATGATTTCCCGATCATCCCTTCCGGTGATATTCCTAATGACAATGCCAAGATTGAAGCTTGCGAAAAGCGAATCGCAGCAACTGGTGCGCGTATTGTGCATGGTGGCGATACCGCTTGTTTCATTCCTAGCAGCGACGTTATCAGAATGCCTGAACTAGGCACATTCCAGTCATCCGAGCATTATTACGCTACTGCATTTCATGAGCTAACACATTGGACAAGCGAAAAATCACGCTGCGACAGGGATTTGAGCAAGGGTAGATTCGGAAATTCTGACTATGCTTTCGAGGAATTAGTTGCTGAACTAGGTGCTGCATTCCTATGTCAGCATCATCAGATTAAGGGTGATTTGCGCCATGCTGGATACATTCAATCCTGGTTGAAGGCCTTAAAAAATGACAACAAGGCTATCTTTAAAGCTTCAGGCCTGGCACAGCAAGCAACCGATTTTCTAATGAATTGTGGTCAACAGGCCGAGGAATTGATAGCAGCATAAAGCCCGACTCTAAGCCTTTAATCGGGCTTAGGGGCGTGTTTTACGCCGATTCCTGAACGGAGATTAGAGAATGTCAACATTAGCACCAGCACAATACATTACTGAACTATGCAACCAGTATGATGCGTATGAATACAGCATACTCATTTTAGTAACATTTCCTGATGGTAAACAGATTGTCACTGGTAGCGCCGAATTAGCCAATGCTATGCAAGCAAATGGCGCTGAAACTCGGCATATCACTGAACTAGGGGAATAACTATGCAAACCCTTTTAGAAATGCTAGGTGGCTTTGTTGCTTTCCTGGTCTTATGGGCTTTTCTTTTCGTTTTATTATCATTCTAGGGGATTAGATATGAATTTTTATTACATTACTCGCACTGGTATTGCCCTTGACGATTTCGGAAATGAAATCCGTGATGAAAACGGGCAAATCATTATCGTGCCAAAAAATCAACGTGCTTTTTATGACATTGGTTATAAGGCTGATGAAATACCCGATGATGACGATTAAGCCGTTTTAAGCCATTTTTCTATCAAGGGTTGCCAGGATATCGGTAACCCTATTTTTTCGGCCTGTAGGCCGTTTTAAGAGGATTCGACTATGCAATCAGTACGCGAAAACATTCTATTGTCATCAGGCCGCACCATAGGCCATGAGCGGCACGAAAATGGATACCAGGTAGCGACACCATTAACAGGCAATCAGGAAATGACCAATGAGGAATGGATAGAGTATTGTCAGATTGTGCATCAGACTAATTAAAGCCGTTTTAAGGCCTTTTCATGGGCAAGTGATATCCTCGCTTGCCTTTTCTTTTTTCTCGCCGCTATGGGCCGCTAATCGAGTCCTAGAGGCATTGTCATCAGGAGGTTGTCATGTCACCAGCTAAGAAACTGGCATTAGTCAAAAATTCTCCCGCGCGCGTATCCGCACCTAAGGGCGAGTCATCAGAACCGTTGACCATTTTGGATTCCAAATTCAAATGGACACCGCCAGGAACCGATATTCGGGAGAGATTCAAAGCTATGGGATGGAAAGCCCCAAAGCCCAAGAAACCCCAATTCGGAAAATAACCCTGCCTAATTTTTAAGCAAATCGGGTTTTCCCATATACATATTTTTTAAGAAATATAACCTTTGTCGATAATACTACGACAGTAGTATTAAGGAACTAGTAATGTAGTAGTACTAATGTAGAACAGTACTATATTCTATATAACCAAGAATCATGCCAGGTAGTTATCCACAGAGTTATCAACAGACTTATCCACAGGCTATTGAATGAAAGGAAACGATAGAAATTACTCATTGTTAAAGTTATTTGTGGTACTGTAATGTCCGGTTGTGCAATTTTGCACAGCGATTAGAACCTTAAAGGGGATTCGTATGACGTACCTGAAAGACATTAAGTTGTGCGTAGACTGCGCGTTTTACGGCAACTCACACGGTCAGAAAGACCGCTGTATCAATCCAGAAGTTACCGAGATCAGCAGGGTAACTGGCAAGGAAGACTACCCCTATTGCTTTGCCCAACGGCAGTCTTACCGGCTTAATGACTGCGGTGAGTCTGCGCGTTTCTTTGTCCTGAATGAAGAAATGTCTATTGATCGCGCCAGGAAGCAAAAGGAACTAGACGAAGTCATGCGTGACTGTCCGTTCTAAGGGGATGCCATGACTACAGAAGACATTCATACCTGCCATGCTGACTGTCAGCGCCCTGCCTGTGTTGCAGTTCGTGAAGCAGTAGCAGCGGAGCGTGAAGCCTGCGCCCAAGTCTGTGACCAGCTGGCAGCTAAAGATTCCTTGTCCAACTACTACAAACACGCCGCCTTACTAATACGCGAAAGGGGTGCGCCATGAAGAAACTAATCTTTTTCTCTGTTTTGCTAGCAAACCCAGTTTTTGCAGAGGAATGGTGGGAAGCATCTAACCAGGCTGGAGGCAAGATTGTCCTGACTACCCAGACTGCCGACTTCTGTTCCAAGAACTCTTGGATTGCTTACATAGAAACAACTAAGCAAGACGCTATCTACGGTTGTTGGGTTGTTAGCAATGACCGTATCCATGTTCGTTACAGAAACGGAACCGTTAAGGTTTATGACAAGGAAGGTTGGGTCTACAAAAATGACAACAAGTGAAGTGAATCAACTGCCGTGGTCGCTAACCTGTGACATTGCCTGTCGCGCAATGCTGTTAAACATTACCTTTGAGCAAGCAGTTCAAATTGCTATCCGTCAATACTTAGAAGTTACAAAAGGGGAAACCGATGACAAGTCCTAATCAATCTGATTTCGCGCCAGAGATTCGGCGCTCTGCCTGGTGGTCAGGTGACAGCCGTAAAGCCGCTAATGGTCGCGCTGCTGACGTGATCCTAGAAAAGCTAGGCAAGAAGGAAGCACCCGATCTGTCTGGCATTGAAGCTGTCCAGATGGGCAAAGTAATGGAACCCACGATTGCCCGACTATTCCAAGACAAGCACAAGATCGAACTCAAGGACGCTGACTATGCACTTTCACATCCGGTCGAAACGTGGATGCGCTCTCACTTTGATTACATCTCAGCAGATGGACGAACGCTCGTTGAATGCAAAAATTACAACGCTGGCGTGCTGTCTAAGTTCGACGAAGAAACAGGTGTGGTTCCTGCTGCTGATATGGCACAGCTCATCCATGAAGCTGCCGTACATAACGTCAGCGAGATATACCTTGCAGTCCTGTTTGGTGGGCAAGCATTCCGCACCTATCACTTCACCATCACTGACGCACAGAAAGAAGACCTAGTGCGGCAAATGGCAAAACTTTGGGGCATGGTAGCCACCAATACCCTACCCGAACCTGACAGCCTGGACAGCGTAAAGCTTATCTATCCAGAGTCCACAGAAGCCACCATCGTCGCGTCTGGCGCTGTCGAGAAAGCCTGTGAAGCACTCAAGGCATACAAGGCCAAGATCAAGGAACTAGAGGATCAGTCAGAAGCCCTAGAGGTCGCTATCAGGGGCTACATGACAGACAGGTCTACGCTGACGGATTTGGCTGGCAGAACCCTAGCAACCTGGCGCACCGCTAAAGCAAGCAGCAAGTTTGATAGCAAGCTGTTCCAGCAAGCCATGCCAGACATCTATCAAAAGTTTGTCGTAGAAACCCCAGGCTCACGCCGATTCCTTTTGAAATAGGAGATAAGAAATGAATGCTTTTCCTTGGACGGGAGCAGGGTCAGACGGCATGACCTTGCGCGATTACTTCGCAGCTAAAGCTATGCAATCGTTGATTTTAGACAATGAAATGGATGCAAAGGCTGAAGAAGAAAATTTTGATACGAATGAATGGTGTGAATTCGTTGCCTTTTGTTCCTATAAGTTTGCAGATGCAATGATGAAAGCGAGGGAAAAATGAGCAACCTTGTTCCAGTTCAAGACATAGAGCGC